ATCGTGACTGAATCCGAAGACGAGATAGCAGCGCCATCGCTGCTCAACAAAATTATCGACGATGACGAAGAAGGACCAATTCCAGCGAGACTGCCACGGAAACGAAGTGCATCCTACGACGCGCCGCCAACGATTGTTGCCAAGGGAATTCTGCTGATCTGCTTGGCGATAGTCGTGCTCGCAATGCTTCTCTCGTTCTTCACTGACGAAGTGAAACCACTGCGCGGTCAGTTGGTTTTGGGGGCCATCATTTTTGGAATCCAGCTTGCGTTGGTCTGGCCTTTTTACGGCGCTTGCGACGATATTCGAGCGATCCGGGAAAAGATTGATTCCAAGTGATCATCGCTACGTGGTTCGTGATCCGAGCTGGCCGGTCTTCTGATCGGCCAGCAGTTTTTCAATCCGTTGATTCAGTGCGTCGACTTGCTGCTTGAACTTGACGATTGCTTTGTCTATCGCGGCCGCAACTGGTTCGAGGTTAGACAACTCTTCAATCCCCGCAATCACCTTCTCACGTGCGTCGTACTGATCCTTGATCAGCTGTGACAGCTTTTGCTCCTGTTCTGCGATTAGAGCACGAGACTCCTGTTCCTGTCTCTTTAGGAACTCCATGCGAGTCTCGTTTGCGCCTTGTCCCTCAGCGGCGTCTGTGGTCCCCGGCTTAAACGTTCCCAAATTCGCAGCGATCTGATCGAACCCGGCCGCCTGACCTCGCTTGAGATTGAACTTCGAAAGAACTGAATCAGCAAACCCGGTTGATTTCAGCGTCTCTCTTTCGCTGTCGTTGAGCGACTCAACACCGCCAGTCTTGACCTTCTCGGAGATGCTCCGGATCACTTCCTGCTCATAAGTTTTCAGCTCCCCGAAACGTTGAGCCAGAGACTTTCCTCGATTCTCCTCGTCTTTCTGAGCCTGTCGATTCGCTTCCAGGTACTGCCTCTGAGACGCGACCATCCCCTGCACAGTGTTTCTCTGCTCTGTGAGTGTTTGCAGTTGAGTCTTAGCGATATCCTGACGACGCTGCGTCTCGGTCGTAAGGATAATCTGCGCCTCTTTTTGCTTGTTCAGCTCAGCGGTGTGTTGTGCTTCAAGATTCTGTGCGATCTTGAGTAGAGCTTCCCGATTCGCGGGGTTAGCCTCAGCTGCACCGTAAGCGTTTGACACCTGTAGAGACTTGATAACGTTGCTTTGTCCGGCCCTGTCAGCCACCTGTTTCCGCAGTCGGTCGTAGCCCGCATCACCATTGGCAAAGCTGGAAGCATCCGCAGAATTTCTGCCGACCATTGACAGTGCGGACCTCGCAAAGTCAGTTCGTGCCCGTTCTTGCTCCTTGAGGATCTCCCGCTGTTTCTGCTGGAAAACATCATCCTGATTCGCGGCGTTGTACCGTGCTCGCTGTAGCTCCGTCATATGGTCCGAGTTTCCTGGACCCGCCACAACCCCATCCATTCTGACCGCAAATTGTGCAGAAGAGGTGGACGATGATCGCGAATATTCTTCCCGACTTTTTATTGCACGGCTCAGACTCAACTCAGCTGACTCAGCACGTTTCGCGGCCCCAGCGATGTCGAGCAACCCCTCAACCATCTTTTTCCGGGCGCGTTCGGCGGCGTCCCGTGTCTCTTCAATTCCCTCAGAAATATGATTCCAAGCAGCGTACCCAATCACCCCTACGGCCGTCAGGGCGATCCCAATGGGGCCAGTCAGAAAAGCCCACATCGACGCGGCAACGGATCGCGTCGAAATCATGATGTACTGCAACTTTGTCAGCGCCACGCCGTTCAGATATACGGCTCCCGTGTTGGCCGTATAGGTCAACGTGTTGTAGGCGTTGGTCGTTGAGCTCGCATTGTTTGCCGCTACGTTCTTCCACATCGCCAGGGCACGAGGGGAAAGGATTGCTGTGTTTGATGCAGCGGCCGCGGCGTAAGCTGCTTCGGCACTTGCTCCAACTGTCGTTGCCGATGCCAGTGCTCGAGTAGCAATTGCGGTCCCTTTGATCAGGTCAAAACCGCCTTTGTAGATATCGAACAGACCTTGATAGTAGGCGATCTTTTCGACGGTCTTACGCAGTTCCTCATCGCTCGCGACGTTCAATAGTGCGATCCCTCGCACCATCGTAAACAGACCTTCGCCGGCCATCTTTGCAGCGTCTCCGGCCTGCATGTAAGCCTGAGAGCTTTGCTGTGTGACTGCAACGGCTTGAGACTGAACACGGATTGCGTCTTGTGGCCCCGATTGAACTTTTGCTCGCTGTTGTGCAATCGCCTCGGCTTTCGCCACGCGTTTCTCGTCAGCTGCTAGTTGTTTTTCGGCCTGTGCTGCCGCTTGAGCGAGGAACTTGTTTTTCTCCGCCAGTTCTTTTTCCGCAGCAAGGCGAGATTGATCTGCCGCTTTCTGACGACGCTGCGCCATCTGCTCGTCGTACTTTTCGGCCTGCTCCTTAAATTTGCGTTCCTCTGCGGCAGCCTTGGCAATCGCTGCAGATTTTGCGTCCAACGCTGAGTCGACCCCAGTCGATTTCCCCTTAGCGGCCATCTGGGATGGGATTGAATTCCCTACTTGTGCAGCACGCTTGGCCGCTTCGGCCACTGCGTTGTACTGTGACTCTAACTGTTTGGCGCCAGAGAGTGCCGCACTGATATCCGGCGCCGCGATCTTCTGACGATCCAGCTGGATTTTTAATTTTACAAGGACTTCACGAATCGTCTCCATCACCTCGCCCCCATTGTCCTGTTGATCGATCGCTCCAGCTTGTTTGCAGCCTGCATGTCCTCAAGCTCCCGGATAATGCGAGCGTTTCGCCTCACGATCGGATCGTCTGGAAACACTCCCACCGCTTTGCACTCCTGGTAGTGCTCGTAAGCCGCCCGATTCTTTTCGCTCAACTCAACCCCGGCATCAGGAGCGATCTTGGCGCAGATCCGTTCTCGGACTTCTCGTGGTGCCCCAGCGGTTGCCTGGCAGGGAGCCTTTCCTCCGGCCGGCCGTGGAATCGGATTGCCTTTCGGATCAAGTTGCCGTTTGCCGGTTTCATGGTTGTAGATGTGCTTCAGGCAGTCTTCACAGGATCGGCTTGCAATCTCGGGGTGAGCAATCGAGAGCATCACCCCGGTAATTAGTTTTTTTCGTCGCTGGCCTCGCTTGGCTTGTCTGCGTTGAGAATCTTCTCGACCTTGACCAGCTTTTCGGCGGTGTTCAAGGTTGTGTCTGCGACCACCACTGCAACACTGGTTGTAACGTCAGATAGTCCCGACATTCCGCAGACAACGTTGATCAAGTTAGCCTGCAGGCTTGGCGGGTAGATTCGGCTCACATTTGCCGTGGTGATTGGAACGGGGTTTCCATCCCGATCAAGTAAGTTCCAATCAATCAAATGCCTGACTACACCTTCGCATGCTGCCGTGTCGATTTCATCTTCTGCCGACACCTTCGAAGATCGCACCTGTCCTGCTGGTTTGTCACTGGCAGCCACATTGAGTGACTTCAAGAACTTCTGAAGCTCCTTTTGCGTCATCGGTCGATAGGTTCCCGACAGACCGATGCTGACGCCCGGAACCTCTGGAATCGAGAACGGCAGCGAATAACCATCGTCAATAAATCCGCATGGTGTGACGGGCACTTGGCTCATAGTTCATTCTTTCTTGGACGGAAAAGAAACGGCCACAACCAGCAACAACACTCAGGGAGTGTCCGTCCTGCTGCATGGTTGTGGCCGAAAACAAAAACGGGCGACGGTCCCGGTTGGTGTTCGGGAACAGCCGCCCCTCAGCGGCGTCTCACGACGATGGCCTTGGGGGGCTGCGACGAATGGCTCATTTAATTCGTTGAATCGTGAGTTATCACAAGCTCGCGAGTCGTTGAGGACATGCGGGCAATGCCCGTCATTTTCAACGGAATCTCGCCTTTGCCTGGAACGACCGGCGTTAGTGCCGGGAATTGAACTTTCGCCATCGTCCAGACGGTTGAGTAATTGCCGTTTGTGGCTGTCAGAACGACCGCGATTCCACCTAGCGCGGCGTTGTACATATCAACTTCACTGGTACCGAACGGCGTCGTAAAAGTGATCATCACTTCTCGCTTGTCGGCCGGTGAGATTCGTGTCGGTGTATTGCTGTTGGCGTACCTCGCGGCGAGTTTGTTGTCGACGCTTAACTCAACGTCGAAGATACTGCGAGAGGTTCCTGCCACCGTGATCGTGAGGTCAGAAAACACGTACGGGGGATCAAGTGGGACCGTGTAGGCCTGCCCGCTGCCAGAGTCGCCGACATTTTCGTCGACACCCAGCAGGTCGAGGATAAGTTCTAATGGCCCGCCGCTCGTCCCTTTCCACGTGCCTTTGTTGACGACCACGTCAGTGTAAGTGAATACCTTCGTGGCCCGGTCAATCTGGTACTGCCACGCAGGAAGCGTGTCAGCCAGAGGGAAGGTTGTGCCTGAAGCGTTACCACCGAGAATCAACGGCAACAGCACAACACCGCACGTGGGCGACCAGTCCAGTGTGATTTGCCCAGAGACGGTAGATTGACCGAAGCGAGACAGTTCCGAGTGCTGGGACCGGCTGCCGTCCATCCCGGTGTCGTTCAGGATCGTGGAAGCCTTGGCCAGCGACTCAGCCTTGTAACGCAAAGGCGTCGCGCCGCTCGTAAACGGAAGTGCGGCCTCGATCAGTAGATTACTGTCCCACCCATCGGCACCAGTTGACATGTCGTTCCCCCGACTCAGATTCCTGACAGCAGTTGCTTGACCGCGTCGTCAGCGATCAAGCCCACTGCCGAGTTTATTGTTTCGTCGTCCCAACCAACAAACTGACGCTGCGGGATCAGCATTGTTCCAAACTGGTGAAACGGTCCCTTCTTGTCGTTCGTTCCCCACTCCATCCCGAGAGTGTCGAAACGCTCAACGTGCGAAGGCGAACTGCGACTGATCACTGATTCCCGCATCGCATCCGTTTCGATCAGGATTATTGCGTGTCCCTTTCGACGGATCGTTACTGGACTGAGAGGTACCCAACTGTTGCCATTTGGATCCGCTTGTGCGTCAAAGAATCCCCTGTGACTGTTGCAAAGCAGGTCTGAGACCTCGTCAAACACGTCCGTGAAATCTAGCGATGTCGAATTCGTGTCGATCTGCGTAAAGAACTGATCGAATTCAATCACGGGATCCTCGCTTGTCTCGTCTCGATCGAAAGCCCGATTCCCGAGATGTATTTCCCTTTCGACCATCCACCAGGATCAACGATCGGTCCCGGCTGAACTGTCACGCGTCGGACCTCGGTGATTCCCGCCAATCGTCTGTCGTTCAGCTTGTTGATGATCAGCTGTCGCCACAGCAGGTTACGATCGAAGTTGATTTCCTGATCCTGTCGATCGACGTCCAGAATTATCAGCCTGACGGGATAGACGATGTCGCTTTCCAGATTCGTGCCGCCGTTTCTTTCTAGGCCCTCGGGACCGTACGGAGCAATCAGAATGCAGGGAAGTGGCTCTGTCGAGTTCAGATAGCGTTCGTGGTCACTGTGAACCTTCTGAACCAACACGTTCGCGTCAGGCATGCCGTCCAAGTGCAACGAGATCACCAGCGATTGAATCGCCTGCAGGCATCTCCAGAGGATTGACTCGTCAGCCATCGTTACGCCCGCTGCTTGTTAGTGACCGCAGACCAGAACAGTTTCGAAGTCCCGATTGTGTTGAGTGTCGCCGCTTCGACAGTCCACACCACGCCATCGCCATCGGTGAGTGTGTCGCCTTGCAGCAACTCGTCAGAACCGAGTAGCGATGCCGGAACGCTCCAGACCTGCGAATTCTGAACGACTTCCAGACCGAAGAACTCGACGGCCTTTCGCTCAATGTCACCTCGGAATGCAGCTGAAACAGAGACCTCAGACGAAGCCCCCGCAGAGCGAAATAGCTCAACAGTGAGGGACTCGGTATTGTCCCACCACTGCCAATCGAGTGAGTAGTCTATCTGGGCACTCATGTTGAATACTCACTGACAATCTCGAACGATACAGAGTCCCCGCCTGTCGCGTTGAGAGCCTCTTTGTCGATCGCGTCCTGCAACATATTGATCTCTTGAAGCAGAGACGTTCGATAAGCCACGTGCCCGATTCCAGACTTACCGGCGTCAGGCTTGCCACCTGCAGACGTTGAGGTGAGCGCAGCAAGTTCTTCCGAAACGTGCTGCAATCGAGTCTGCAAGTTTTCCAGGACTGTGGCCATGGTTCCGCCTGTGTGAAGTGGCTTGAGTCGACCGAGCGACTAGACCCCGAGATTGACGCCCGGAATCCGTTCAGTGGAAACACCAGCGGCGATATACTGCTTTTCAATTGCCGCCTTACGTTCGCCCGGTGCCGTGCAGGTGACTTTCAGCACGCCAACACTGGGGTCGATTCGGAACTTGACGCAATACAACCGCTTCGCCTCGGACTCGTCGACAACGTTGCAGTCGAAAGGACCGTTCGGCCCTTCAACGTGAAACGGCCAAACCGGCTTGGTTGTGGTTGTCGCCATTTCTGCTGGGACTGGCTTACGGTTAATCAGATCTTGAACCTGATCCTTGTAGCCAGCAGCCTGCTCCAGTGCAGCAGCCTTCTCGGCTTCCAGTTGGCGATTCCTTGCCAGCAATTCTTCAATGCTCGGCATCGTCTCCTCGACGGACTGCGGTGCGGCTTCAGCCTGCTTTTCGGTGTTCACTGGAGTAATTGGAGTGACGGTTCCCATTCTGTTCCCTTTGTTTTTGCTCATGCTGCGGTTCCAACAACAAACGCCATGCGGAACGACGGTTTCCGGATGGCGTTCCTCTACTTCGTGACGGTAAAACTCGGATCCGTCTACGCCGTCGATTTGGCCATGTAGCGAGGCTCAATGACAGCGAAGGCGCCTCGTTCGCTCACTTTGAAACGTGAGACCACGTCGTGAGTGAACTCAGCCTCGCTGTTGCTTGGCGCTTGTGTTACGGTCAGCGGCCAGTTCTGCATGTAAGCGAAAGCCTTTTTCGGCTGACCGTAGAACCAAGTGCTGGCACTGCCGGTTCGAGCTTTCACCTGTGGCGACGTCAGCAGGTTGTACTGATAACGTGCGAGCGGATTCTGCGAGACAGTGACCGGCGTTCCGTTATACGTGCCCTGTCGGACTTCGGTACTGTTGACGATTCGGCGAACCGTCTTGTCGAGCGCACCCGGGTAGATAATCGTGTTCGGAACCACCGTGATCGGCTCGCCAGTGATCGGATCGACCATCGCCTCGAACAACAGGTCGACGTTCTCAATGTCGGTGTAGTCGACGAGAGCGTTGCTGGCACAAAGGTTGTCAAAGGGAGTGTCACCGTACGTTGCCGCAGGTGCCGCGCCGTTTCGCTTGTACAGCGTGGAGATGCCCAGAGCGCCGTCAAGGATTCGCTTCTCCTTCGAGATCATGATCGTTTCGCCGACCTCGCCAGCATTCTTCAGAACGAGGTACGTACGATCGAAGAAGATGGCTTCCTGAGTAACACCCACAATCAGACCGCGTTTGACCGTCTGTGGCGTCTCCACCCATGACTCAGCCAGTCCGGCGGTCGGATACGGCTTCCCTTCTGCAACGACAGCGGCCTTGTCGCCAATCAAGCTGACGCCGGGAATCTTTTCCCCATCGAACTGGGTCGGAATCGTTTCAACGAGTTGATCGCCGATGTATTCCGCCGCCTTGAAGTTCTCCATGATTCTGGAGTAGACAATCTGCCCGGTCAGATTCGTGAAAGCGGTTGTGCTCACGTACTGATTGTCTTCCAACAGCTCAAGATTGAAAGCATTCGCTCGCTTTTCAGGATTGAACTCCTGTCGCAATTGAAATCCGTTTTCGACGAAGTTGTCGAAGGCATCTGCCAGGCTGAAGTCACTGGACGAAATTTCGCCCTCAATCAACCCTGTTCGGAAGTCATTGTAAAACCGAACGATGTCTGTTTCTCGGCAAGGGTTGGTGCGAGAGACTGCGGCCCGGTGTAAATTTCGTAAGACCCGGAAGTCCATTGTCTAATCTCCTACTTGCGGCCCGTGGGCCTGACTGAGTGTTCCGAAAGCGGTGAAAACAATTCAGACCGCCGGGGTGAGAAAGAGTCTGAGAATTAGCGGTTCTGCCAGTAGGCAATCGCGTCGACTTTGAGAGTCTCGACGGTTGTAGCCGCCCCGTTCTTGGCACCAACGAACGCCTGCATCTCGGTCGCGCCGGTATAGGTGATCTGGTGCTTAATCGGGCGATTGTTCGAGTCGTTGACGACCGCGCCATCGATTAAGAAAGAGATCTCTCCCAGCGTGGCGTCAATCGCGCGAAACTCAATTTCGAGCAACTGATAGGCAGATCCGCCAGCCGTGATATTGGTGATCGAGTCGGTGTAGGTGGTACCGATCGAACTACGGCAGCGCCAGACGGTCCCGCCGTCAACCTTGTAGAAGACAGCTCCCGAGAAGGACGCTTTCGGTCCACCGCCATCGTCGAGGATGCTGTTTGCAGCAACAGCGTTCATAAATCCAACAGCGACGTTCAGATCGTCGGTGTTACCCTCGGTCCACTTCACGAGAGCTGCCATGGTGATCGCGCGGTGGTTCGCGAACAGGAGCGTTTCGTTGGTGGCCTTGACGTAAATCTCATCGTTGTCAGCCACTGTCCCGTCGCTCGGATTTAGCGCCAATTCGCCGTTTGCTGAATCGCCAACAGCAGCGGTACCGGAGTCCGTCGCAACCGTGGTCCATTCGTCGGCAGAGTTGTAGGCGGTGAAGTGATCCATCTTGCCCACGACTTGGCTCAACAGATCGAAGCCAGGGGGCGTTCGTACTAAGGTCGGCATAATTTGGTTCCCGGCGTCATCACGACGTTAAGGAGTAGAAATCAGACACTAACAACACACCGATATTCGAAACGGCAAACGACTAGCGAATCAACCTCGCAAGTTCTTTGTGATCCTTGTAAGGCAAGGCTGACTGATTGCCTTCCTGTTCACTCTCAACGAGCGGAGCAGATCGCAACGGCTTTTGAGCATGCCTGCGCTGTTCAGACTTGCTGACACCAGTGGATTGACCAGACTGCGCAGACCGCTTGGGGAAACTGCCAAGCAAGTCCTGCAAGTCGTCTGCAGATTCGAGGACGCTAACCACGCCCTTGATTCTCCCGGATGTTGCCTGAATGTCGTGCTGCTCCAGAAGATCGCGGGCTTTCCCCTCAGCCCGGAGCAATTTCACTTCCCTGCGAAGTTCGTCGACACCCTCAGTCACTGGTGTTTCAGACTCTCCACCTGACGACGATCCCGACTCAAACGCTGAGGAATAGCTGTCCAACACTTTCATGATTTGGTCTCGCGTTGTCGCAATGTCGAGCGATTCGTCATCGAGAATCCCGATAATGGCCGCCCGGAATCCTGCCCACACTTGATCCTCGGCGGTGGCTTCAGCAGGGACCTCAACAGGCATTGCACCCATGTCTGCCATGCCGTCCATTTCGAGCAACTTGAGGAGATTGGAACGCCCCTTGGTCCCCTCGGGGGCAGATTCGAGAATGGCCTTGAACGTCTTTTTTGGCATAACCTGTTCCTCTTCCTCTTCGTGCTCAAATAGACCTTGAGTTGTGGCTGGCTTCTGAACCACATCGACTGATCGAACCTTGTCGACCGACTCGATCACTTGCTTGCGGCCGTTGAGGTACCCGCTACAGTCTGCGTTGTGAGACAGTCCGAACTTGTCCGGCCGTCGCTCTGCCAGCTCTAGTAGTGGCTCAGTATGAGGATGCGTCTTCAAGTAATGCAAATCGCCGAAAACACCGTCGTCACGAACTTCGATCGACTCCAGCCAACCCCACTGTTCCATCGTCCCACGTGCCGACTTAATCGCCTGCTTCTCGGGATGATCAATGTTGACTCGCATTCCAGCGTAACGCTGAGCAGCATCCTGCAACGCGGCATCGGAATACTCTCGCCCGTTGAGGCTCGTTTTGCCGAGGATCTTCACTCCGTGGATGACTCCAGTCTCTCGGTCAACACGACCGGGAGCACCGCAAACGGACTCGAACACTTGGAACGGAACTAAAGTTTTGGGCACGGGATCACCTCGAAATTGAATCACTTGGCAGTGTGTATCAGGTCATACCATCGCATCTTGTGGCCGAAACTTCCAAACCATTCCCGGCGCATTTCCCGGTATCAATCCAGGTGTGTCAGTCCCGATTACAAAGCCTTCTTGGTCAAGGTAAAGAACAAAGCAGTCGCAACCCGGATGGCATTGCCCCGGCCACAGTCCACGCCACCGGCTTTGTGGCAACCCTTCACGCGGTGAGCACACAGGACATGGATTGATCAACGCGTTGCTGTGATTCGGTGAACGCTTCCCGACGTGACCCCAGTATCGCGTGACCTTAATCCCTGACTCCTTCGATCCGTGAGTCACGCCAGCGTCACCGCCTTCGACAACGGCTTGCTGTCCTTCAGTGCGAACGATTGTGTCGACGCGTCCCTCGCCAAAAATCGAGTCTATGATCTGGTCAATCTCGTCCTTCGGAACGTCAACACCTCGCTTTGTTTTCGAGCTCCAGCCACGACCGACGTTGTCCAGCATTTCAATCGATCGCTTGTTGATTCCCGCCGCTACGTCCTTCGCTCTGGCAGTCGTCCACTGCTCAGCGATCTTGTCCCGCGAGGTGTCATCCTTTGGCTTTTCCATCTTTCCCCACGTCCGGTGAGCGTTGTAGGACGTGAGAAACAACAGCAGGAGCAGGGCGAGCAACGCTTCTTCGTTCTCCTTCTTCACGCCATCCCAGAACGATTGAGGAACGTTTGCGGGATCCGGTGGAGAACCCAGTAAACGACGAAACTCTGCTGCCTGTCGCTTGTTCAAAGCAGCGATCTTATTCCGCATGGGCGCGGCGATTTCATCTCGATCTTTGAGTCCGGCCATTAAGGGTAGACCTCCCAAGCGGCGATCATGTCCGCAGCGTGCGGAGTCTCGATTGACTCTGTCGCTGGAGTCGACACAGGCTCGTCAACGGGGTCGTTTTCCGGATCAGCATCGAGATAAAGATCAATCTTGGCCTTGGAATAACCCAGCCCGTCGAGCGCCAATCGCGTTGATTTCTCGTCGACTGTCCCGTCCCTGAATGCCGCCAGGTATCCATCTCGCAACTTGTCGATTCGTCGAACTTGCTGGATGTTTTTTCCGAGTAATTCCCCACCTGCCTGAATCACAGAATCTTGCGCACTAGCTGCGGAATTTACTGCGCCACCTTGCGCACCACCTGCGGAATTTGCTGCGCCATTTGCCGGTTTCGCTCCCTTTTCCTGCTCCTTCGCAAGATTTCGCCCCATTTCCGCAGCCGCCGTTTCGAGTGACAATGTGCCGCGGTCGATCTCGATTTGGTGCCCCTGCAGTGTCTCCAGCTCGTTTCGATTAGAGACTCGCGGTCCCTCTGCAGTGATTTCCAGAATCTCCATCAAGATGTCAAAACTGTCGATTCCCCTAAACGCTTTCCCACTTTCGTGAGCCAGTCGCAACACCTTCCATGCCAGCTCAATGAACGCCTGACTGTAGAACCGCTGGTCTGTTTCTCTAGCTTTGACGAACGGAGATTCCGCGACCAGTGTCGAGGCGTAATTGGCGTTTGAAGCATCGCTCGTGAACATGAACTCGGGCATCGCCCAGCGTTGGGCAATCGCGCGGGCGACGTACTGAGCGATGAGAATGAAGTTCGAATTGCGTTCCGAGCCCATAGGACCAGGAAGAACTTGCATTCCATTAGGAATGTCAACCACCGTTCCGCCGCGTAGTCTTCCCTGTTTTGTCGGACGCGTTCCAGTTTCAGTTCGTTGGTTCCGTGTCCCAACAGCGTTTCCGTTGACCATTCCTGAAACAGAAGCCTGATTGACTCCCGGTGCATGCTGTCTAAACCACGCGATCGCAGCTTGTAGCGCTGCTCCATCTGCCGTGTTGCGGCGAATCTTTGCCTCTCGCTGGACGTCGTTTGCGATCCAGTACAGATCACTCACACCGCGTTTTACATTGCGAGGCACGTTGCGTTTAATGTGCAGCATTCTACTTGCTGGAACGTAGTCCCAATCGCATCCGGACGTATCGTAAACAACGTGATAACCCAACGGATCGTCTGGTGTTTTGCGGATTGAGTGAACCCCAAAGGACCACGACCAGTTCCATTCAGGCGAGTACCTTTGCGGATCTTTTTCCTGTAGCCAGTCCTCGATTGGCCCGGGGCTGCTCGGCTGACAGACCATGTCCGGCTCGTCAAACGAAGCCCGAATCTGACCGGCTGGAGACAGGCAAAGTTCGACAAACGCTTCTCCGTCCTCGCGGGCGCGCTGATCAATTTCGCGGTCCATGTCGCTCTGGAATTTGTTATCCCGCAGGAATCGGTCGATCACCTTTTGAGCTTCGTCGCATAAAGACTTCACGGTCTCTGGTGACACGTTCCCGGGGCACGTTGGCCCGCACTGAACTCGAAAGGTGAGCCCACCGCCCAAGGTGTAATTGGAGAGCGTTCCGAGCGCCCCCATGATTCCACCGGACATCGCCGTCACATTGCGAGCCTCTGCCCGAATCGCGGCAAGATCCATCTGAGTTTGAAAGATTGGGAGATATTTTCCGTCATCTCGATCGTTCAGTGACGTGTAGAGGATCGGCGAACCAACACGACCAAACCCGAAAGAGGGGTCGTCCTGCTGCCATTCGCGTGTGTCGACGTAGTCCCCGAACCCCTCTGAAATGGCCATGACCATCGAATTTGCGAGACTGTTGAGACGGTGCTGTTCGAGTTCGAACAAATCAACCGGCTGTCCAAAACTGCTCGAACTCATAATTTTTCCCTTAAAACTACACACCGAGTGACACTGCCGATTTCCGAATTACAAACGTGTTCAAGGAGTCCACGCTTCCTCTTCCGCTGTCGAATCACCTTCGGTTCCTAAAATGTGTTGCAATCCTTTAATCGCCATCTCTAGTGCGTCGGGACCATCATCGTGTGATGCGAAGGGGAATTCGCGAAGCTGTTCGACCAGCAACTTTGCGCCTTTGCTTTCATTCTTGAATCGAAATTTTCCGTTTCGAATATACGGCCCAAGCGTACGAATTCGTGTTTCCTTCTTCAGAGTGTTCGTCACCCCAGCCAACGGTAGAATTATCCCATGGTCCTGAGCCTGGCGGTCGAACTCGGCCTGTAATAGTTCCTGAAACTGGTTGATTTCCACCAGGAACAACTGCGGTTGAAACGCGGATGCCAATAGCAATCCGTCTTCAACAATCCGGGTCGTATCTCGTCGCTCTAAGTTAGCGTCAATGTAGAGTAGTCCGTCATGTCCGAGTCCGACCAGAACATATGCCGAATAGTCGCTCGTGTCTGTCTTTCCCTTTGACGGATCAAGTGCCATAACTTTTGCTTTTAATTCTGGCCAACGATCAAATCCTTGATTTGCTGGGAAGTATTCCTCAGGCCATTCAGCCGCTAGTGATGCCGTTGGAACTCCTTGGTACTCAGATAGAAATGCTGGCTCACCGTACGTCGCCCTGTATTCCATCAATGCGTATAACGGTTCTCGCTCGGGCCAAAGCACTTCGGCGCCGACATTCATTTCGAACTTGTGATCTTCGAAAAAGACTCTCGCGTTGTTTCGCCTGATCCCAAGCGGCATACTGAGGTCGCATAACAGACGTTTCCACTGATCCCAAAGCTGAGTGTTCGTCGGTTCGGAAATAAGACCTTGAAAGAGATGAAACTGCCACCCTCCATTTTTCTTGAGTCGATGGATCGTGTCGTCTCGATGCAGTGCCGTCCCAACGACCAAGAAGTTTGTCGTCTTCGTTCCGATTGGAATCAGCACTTTTGTGAACCACGTCCACATTTTTTCGCGTTGAGTCTCTGACATAACTGCTTCGTCGCTGTCAAGATCGTCAACAACAACGAGCCCTGGTCGATACTGACGGAACGATCTTCCCCGAAACGCCTTGCCTGCACCGAGAGCCTGAACCTTCACACCGTTTCGCGTGACGATTTGATCCTGATTCCAAACGGGACCCTCGCCGCATGCGTTCGGGTACGCTGCTGCAAGTAAGTCATTGTTTGCAAGTTCGTTTTTGACTGCCTCAAGGTTCTGTTGTGCCTGCTCTGTTGTGTCACCAACCAAGATGATGTATCGCTCAGTCCGGTGGCAGACCGCATGCAGCGGAAACGTCTTGCTCACCCAAGTGGTCTTTGCGCCACCTCGAGGAGCGATAATTGCATGCTTGTTTCCACGCGTTTCGACGTAAGAATCGAGGAGTTTTGAAAGCGCCAAGTGCATCTTTGACGGCGCGTCAGTAAAGTAATGTGGCAAGAATCGATTTGCCCATTGATCAAGCGGTTCACACCACAAAGACTGAAGCGCGATTGCCAGCTTGACCTGCTCCACCTCAGGAAGCGCTGGAAGTCTCTCAAGAATCGATTGTCGGTGGGACGCAGAGATTGACCACGGCATCTAGTGACCGCCTGGTGGCTTGGCCCCCTGCTGGAACGCCTCAATAACGGCTTGAGCGGCCTCGACAGACATGGTTGAAACAGCGACGTCGCGCCCTTCGCCATCAGTGTTGGCCATTTTGAGCGGCGCGGCAATGCCAGTGATTTTGTCGAGCTGCTTTTGCGCTAGGACGCGATCCCGAACGGAGTTCTGAGTATTCCCGACGATCGCAGAATAGAACGCATACGCTTCGGCTTTATGGTCGGTCGTTGCCTTACCAGATTCCTGCCGAATTTGCTCATAGACTCGCTGAATGAATCGCTCGGCGGCACGTGGACTACAGCCGAACATTTTTGCGAAGGCACGTTTAATATCGGCGACGTTCGCTCGCGAGTCAACCATGGTCCGAACCGACCTGAGTTTACGTTGCGTAAGTTCAGCTCTGGTCTCTTTGGTTTGATTACTCATTTCACCGCCAGCCATGCCCCAAAATTCATCCACCGCCAAAAGCACTCTACACGAGAGAACCCAGCGGCCCGCAACAGGTCTTCGTTCCACTTTGCTGTGACTGGAACGAGCACCCCTTCGAGCGAATACCTCTTCCGGTCGATCTCTTCCTGGGTATACCCTGATCCTCGCTTAAATTCATAGTACGTGTCGACCATCACGTCGTTCATTTCCGCGTCTTGCCCCAGCAGTTTTTCAACGACGATCATTGCCCCCCCGGAAATGGTCGATGCGTAGGCGCGGGACACGAGAGATTGCCGGTATTCGATCGGAACGAACTGTAGCGTCAGCACAGCAAGGGTGAGGCTAGCTGCTGCTGCTGGGTACTCCCGACGAAGATCGGTGTTGAGGATTTGAATTGACGCGCCTTGATTCACAAGTGCGGTGAATCTGTCTATCGCACTGATTCGCATGGGCTCAGAGACCTCGACGCCAATCAGTCGATTGGAAGTTGCGAATCGTTCTGCGAAAGGCGCCAGTGCCGCTCCCTTCGAGCAGCCTAAATCAACGATGTCCGTACCAGCTTTAACGAAACGCTGCCCGACGTCGAAGCATGCCTGTCGCATTACACCGTACTGCGGAATCGATCGGGCCAGCATATCATCAAAGCATGAAGCCACGCTGGCGTCGAAACTCCAGCGTGGCGATGACGGGAAATGACCAAGGCTGATTTCAGGAGAAGAGACTTCGTTGGGGTGTTGGGGCATCTTCTGACTCCGTGGCTTCGTTTACCGGCCATGCTTTTAGACCGACAATGCCAAACTCACCGTACATCTTCTGCGTGTCCTCATTAGACTCGATAGGCAGAAATCTACATGGATTGGCACCGAACTCCGGGAATAGCATAGCTTCCAAAACGTGTCGCTTCCAAACCTCGGGCCTGGCGTCCACCATTGTGCTGAAATATGCTCGATCAGGCGCCCAGCCAGTAACTTCCTGAATACGTTTCAACGTCCAGTCACGATCTTTTTCGGGGCGAATTGTAACCAAAAAGACGTGCTCTGGATTCATGGACTTGATCAGGCTTATCAGCCATGTTCGGTACTGTTCTGTGGATTTTCTAACGTGAGCCGGCTTGCTGCGAAGATCTTTTGAATTTGCGACAAGCGTATAGTTCAGGTCTAGTAGAATGATCATTGCTCTGTCTTTCGGCATTAGTGGCGAATAGATTGTTGTTTTTAGAACGAAGCCTCGGAAAACTCACCGGGATTAAAGCTCGCTTGGCCTTCCAGGCAGATGTCGATTGCCTGTGCGTAGGTTTCTTCAACGCTAGGCGGCTGAGGCTTGTCCTTGCGGGCGACATCCCAGATGTACTCGGCTGCGTCGTCCGGGTTGATCCCGAACTCCATACAGACTGCAGTAGCAACTTCATCCCATCGAGGAATGAGAGTCCTGTCACCTTCGGTAAAGGCGTATTTGTAAGTCAGCTTGGCGGTTCCTGGAAACTGAGCCCAGATCGCCTTCCGGAGATTGATCAACGGTGCTAATTCAGCCCGTTGCTGCATTCGCAGCCAGCGGTATGTCATGGACACGTCAATCCAGTCAACACCGTTAATCTCGGCTTGCTTCTTCCAGTGATCTACGATATCTTGACGTCGCAATACTCTCTCCCCAGAGGGTTCCAGGGCGTCGGTCGTTACCAGCGATCGACGCCCCTTTTCGTTCACAGGCTCAATTATACCTATTGAACGTGCGTTTACTAGTGCAAACCCCTAGAAAGTCTAGGCTCTACGACACCAGATCCAGTGCAGCCTTAAAAGCCGCCTGCTTGAAATCGTTCGCTGTGCCGAACCACATCGAAGTGACTCTGTTGTCGGCTTTTTCCAGATCTGTCCGACCGTTGACTCGGAATTGATGGTCCGCCCATTCGCTAACGGCATTGTAGGCCGCCCACACTGAGTGCTTCATGCCTTTCATGGTGTTCCGACTGTTGTCGTAGTTCGCTATCCAGAGTTCCCCAACTCGCTTCTGGAACTTTTCTGTTTGCCCCGTTAGTACGGTAGCAAAAAAATCTGACAACTCCTTGGTGCCGAGAGACTTTGCGGCCATCGACTGAGCTTGGATTTCGAATACTCCCATTCGATTGCCAATAATGCGGAGCTTCTCGCGAGCATCTGCAACCTTCCTGTCGAGGGCTTGCGTGTGGTTGATCACTAGCCCATCGGTTGATCCTGCTTGACGCAGTGCCAACATCAGAGTGTTCATACAAACCACGCGAACCGTTGTCGGGATGATTCGCAAGCCGGAGGTTCCGTCGTGCGAATTGCATATCAAGACGTACGGTTTAACAATATCGTCTCCAGCGACTCGAATATCCTTTGGCAGCTTAGCCAGCATCCAAACATGTTTTCCGCCGCGGAGAGATCCAGCTGACTCGAACATAGCGAGCTTTTCGCCAACAATCGAATCCATGAAGTCGAACGCCTCTCGGTTTTGGTATGGGCGATATCGGCTCCCGACGACACCCAAAACTGCATGAGTATCGTCTCGAACACACGCGTAATTGTCAGGAACCTCGATCGACAGCATTTTATCACCTGAGGCGACCAACGTACGGAGCGGGCATTTATCTACACTCCAGTTGAGTCCCGCCAGATCAATCGCTTCATCCGACTTTTGACATTCGGACACAAGAGCACCGAGCTTGTGCCACGGAGCTTCACCTGCTGCGAACATATTGGCGCGGCCGTTAGACATGTCGATTTCGTGAGCCATGATGCACTACCCTTCAAAATAAAAACGTGACTAAGTGAACAGACCCCAACGTGGGGCCTTACCGATCGAACTCGCGACTCCGTGGCCGCTGCTCTTTGTATTCAATCCGGGCATCACTGCCGTCAGGGAGACTTGATGTGATGCGATACCGGTATCCGCCGCCGCCTTTAACGTTGCGGTAATCCATCGCAGCCTGGATGGACTCAAACTCCGATTCGTGGTCGAGCCACCCGAAGTATGGATGTTTGAATGCAACGCGAAAGATGCGGGAAGTGACGGGAAAGAGTTGAAGCTGAGCCATTTTACACCTACCCTTTGAGAGACCCCTGACGTCCCGCCAGTCCTAGATAGGACTGACTACATCTTCTTAGCTTCACCGCCATGCTTCTGGGCATAGGCCTTTGCACGCGACTCAGTAATTCCGAACATCCTCTGACTCATATGCGGACCAATCCACTGCCAGTCAGTCGCTTCGATCTGCATTGCGTCGTGGATGCGACGGAATCCTTCGAGTGTTGCGTCGTTCATTCTGATCCATCCTTTCAGCTTTATTTTCAGCTCCTCGCCACATTGGCGGGTGTATGCTTAAGTATACTACTGTATACGTCTATTTTCAATTCTCAGATCAAAATAAAACCGATATTTGCGCTGAAATAAAAGAAAAACCCGGCAGCCTGAGAAGGCGACCGGGTTTGTGTTGTCGTGCTTAGAGAGTGATTACGAGGCGGAAATATCTATACCCAAGCGGGTAGAGAATGCGTCTAACGCCTCTCGAACTAAGCCCATCCTACTTGCATCTGGATACGGTAGGTCAAATTCAAACTCGATGGCCCTTCGCAGCGCTTCCGGATCGACGGCTCGCGGTCGTGAACACCTGGCGTAGACCAAACCGCCGTGCTCGGCAAGCTCCGCCTTTACGCGTTCAAAACCAGTGTCCCAGAGATCGTACCACTCGGCTGGGGTGTGATACTTTTGGATCTTTGGTTGCTTATGCAGTTCGCTAACAATCGTGTGATCTTCGTATCCGAGCTGGAACTGAAGCGTCTCTCCACTTACGTTTAAGCTACCTCGCACGGTTTGGTAGTCTCGATAATTAGTAGACGCCGCGCAGACATACGCTTTTGTGTTTTGAGTGCACAGGGCGGAAATAATCGTCACGATGTGTTTGCGGTCTTGAATAAACGGAACGGAGTTCATGATCGAGTTCTGGAAGATTGAATCGAATTTTATTCCGTCCCTGACCGCCTTTAGAAACACTAGCAGGTCTGCTCGACTCTTGGCTTTATCGATATTCTCGCCTGTGGTCTGATACGGCTCAAACGGAATACACGACACTCCAAGTTTCCGTAGTCGGTTTGTATCGTCTAGGTGCCCAGCCCCGAAGTCTAATACGGTAGAGCCATACTCTTGCTTCCATCTGCTGGCTGTTTTGGGGTCGGAGATATCCACATCTTTGGAAGATGTGTTGAGTCCAAATGCTCCCAGGATGAACGCCATTCCGAGTCCGTTCTTGGTGTGAAACGCTCGGCGAAATGAGTTGTGGCGAAGTAGGTCGGCATACCGCGTATGAACCGCAAAGTCCATCGTCAGGCAGTTGAGCATAGCTTTCGCTAACGCACTCTTAGCGCCTGGCAGTGTCACAACCTGAATGCACTGTTCTCGCTTTTCGGCCGCACACTGAAGCCGACCTAGCCCGTTCACGACAATTCTGTCGGATGTTGCGACGACTGGCATGAACGTCCCGCAGTTGAGCAGTGCCCCAGCGTTCATCGACAAGTAGGTATTCCAGCGGCCTGAGTTAGCTGTCAGGAATTGGTCAATCGGTTGCATGGACGCCGCAGTGCACGGTACGGCCTCGGGCGACAACGGGTCGAGATCCGGCCATTCCTCGGCCGCTTGAATAGTTGCTGCATAACGTTGAAGTTGTTCCGTCAGAGATTTCGAAGTGTCAGACTGAAGCATGTCATTCGTCGCACGGTTGAACAATAGGTTCAAGGCCTTGCGGCAATTGAGATCTTCGACAACTGGCAGGCGAACGACCGGCAGTCGGGCATACCCGAGTCGCGTGGCGATGAAGTGTCGCTGATGTCCCGACAACAACTCGCCGTTTGCGTCGGCGTAAATCGGGAGAAGGAACCCGAGTTTACGCAAACTGAGTGAGACAAGCTCCAATCGCTGTGGATCCGCCTCTCGGGGGTTGTACGTTGATGGACGAAGGTCTGAGACAGGCACTAGCTCAATCTTGGGCCACGCTATAAACCGAGACGACATAGGATCTCTTTCTGAATATCTGCCTTATTAAACCCCGCCGTTTGGCGTATTTCTTCGAGCCACTGGATGTATTCTTCTCGCTGTACAACAAATCGAATGTGCAGCAAGTTGAACGTGACATTTGCGGCCTTCACCTCTTTCAGATCTTGTTCCGCGGGCCGTTCGGTATCGCAGAGTTTAATTAACTTGTTCAGGTCATCGTCTTGGTATCCGGTGCCGACTAGACTTGATTCCTCGTCGACGGCTTTGAGCAGGTCACAGAGTCGCTCCTCGTCATAGCCGGCAACATCGCTGGTTCGATTATCGGCGAGCATGATTTTTTTCGCCTGAGTATCGTTGACGTCGAGCACGAACGCCGGAAACTCGGTCATCCCGAGAGATCTTCCGGCAAGGAACCGGTGGTTTCCAGCAATCACGAATCCAGTGGACTTCTGAACGAGTAGGGCGCCGTAAAACCCGTTCGTGGCGATGCTTTCTATAATTGGTTCAAGCTCACCACGTCGAGGATTCTGCGGATGCCGCGTGAGATCCGACGCTGCCATCATGACTAATCCGCTTGTGGGAACACGCTTCACAGTTTCAGTCTCCTACGGCATTCGGCAATAATTGCCTCGTCGTCGATTGCGCTTTGGCGTATCTCGGAAAACAGCTTGGCCAATTTGTCCGCGTCTACCTTGCACTTATAGGGACCGATGACAATTTGAATTGGCTTTTCCGCCTTTGTTCTGTTGGTTCCTGTGTCAGAGGCTTCATCCTGAATCGTCTTCAACGAGGTTAGGATTTGGTCGAGATCTGAATCAACATACCCCGTACCTGTGATCGAACCTGCTTCATCTTGGATCTGCGATAAGATGGCTGCCAGCTCGCTCTGGTCGTAACTGGCCATGTCGCCTGTTCGGTTATCCGCCAGGACGATTCTACGGGCTACTGCGTCGTCCACATCGACAAAGATTGTCGGAACTGTCAACGCTCCTGCTCGCGTTGCCCCCTGCCAACGATGATTTCCGGCCAGAATGTAGCGGGTTGTACGTTGAACTATGACCGCGCCATACCAACCGTTCGCTAGGATCGATTCTTCGATTGCATCTACATCACCTCGACGTGGATTGTCTGGGTGAGGAATAAGGCTTGCGACTGGAGCATCTTCGACATCTTGATTAAGAATCGAGATCGTTTGCGGAGTGGTCATCACGAAATACCTAATGCGTCAGTGACCGTAAGTCGGGCCTTGGCAACCCAGAACGATCCACCTGCGGACAAAGTTCCTCTGATCTCGATTTGGTAAATCTTCTTTACGCCTGCGCCGCCACCTACTAACGACGCTGCTGGAATCTCGTAAGCGAAGTTGTAGCCCCCAAGGTTTGACGTCCAGCCACCGCCAGTTTGTACGGTGTCGAACCAGACGTCATCAAGTGCCAGCGTCGTTTCGCTACCAACGAGCGTTGCTGACGATTGGCCAGAAGAGATGTCGAAGATCTTCAGTTTGACACTCGACAGCGAAGCCTGCTGAATCAATGTCCCGTCAGCGGATGTACAACGAGCCATCACTGTCGGTGACGTCCCTTCGACGATCTTTCCGAGGTCGCGCCAGTCGTCGTTTGATCGATCCATTGCTTATGCTCCCGCTATCCCAATTGCTTCGGCGCGAGGATAAGCCACCTCGATCGCAGTTGCTCGGGAGAAAGATATACCGATCGCCTCAGCTCTCGCGTAACTCACCTCGATTGCTTCCGCATGTCCGCCGATTACGGCCCCCGTTGGAATTACCACCCGTGGAGCGTGCCCGGTGATCGTTAGGTGTGCCGTCCCTGGTCGAACTGTTCGGGTTGCAAGAACCGTCGGCGCATGCGTCGTGATTGTGATGTGTCGTGTTGACGGTACTACAGTCCGAGATGTTCGCACTGTTGGCGCGAACTTCGTGATCGTGAGCGAGGCAGTTCCCGGAACTACCGTTCGCGGTGTGCGAATCGTGGGAGCATAGCTCGTGATCGTCAGCGACTTAGTTTGCGGTGTGACTGTCCGAGGCGTTCGGACTGTCGGAGAAAACCGAGTGATCGTGAGTGTCGCTGTTCCAGGAACTACCGTTCGCGGTGTGCGAATCGTGGGAGCATAGCTCGTGATCGTCAGCGACTTAGTTTGCGGTGTGACTGTCCGAGGCGTTCGGACTGTCGGAGAAAACCGAGTGATCGTGAGTGTCGCTGTTCCAGGAGTGACAGTGACGGGAATTCCGCCGCCAATCGCGACTCCCGCCCGTGAACGTCTCCAGTTCAGAGTTCGCCGATAGTTCTCTCGACTATCCTGGTATAGCTCCCAAACGTCGGCCGCTGTGAGTGCCCGCGACCACAGAGCAGCGTCACCAAGTTGGCCCGAAAGATAGTACCCACCGAACCCACCAAATCGACCGAGAACGACCGGATAAGACCCTCCGCTTGGATCAAGTGCAGACGTTCCAGACTTGTCGAGCAGCCCGTCGATATACAATGCCAGATTCCAGGAACCTGATGTTCCCGATCGCGTGCAAACGTAGTGGTGCCATCCGGGATCTGCGATCGATGCCGTCGACGAAATCACTGGACCGGTCGCGTTGTTCCACAACTCGAATTTATTGTCATTGAACCCGAACGTAATTGCGTAATTCGCCTGTCCGCCGTTCAGACTCGACGCAATAAACGCCTGATTTTGCGTGTATGAAGACGACTTGTACCAGCAGGAAAAGCTCATCGTACCGGTGAGGTTCAGTGCAGCAGTCGTCCCCAAATCGATGTAATCATTAGTCCCGTCGAACGATATTGAATTGAAACCACCGTCACGCCGAAACGATGCCCAAGTTGGCCCGTTCGTCAGGACTCCGTGATTGAATCCCGCAATGTCGTACAGCTGCCGACCCCCGCTTAAATGCGGCAACGCAAGCCATCGCGACGTTAGCCCATCGGCCAGCCTGTGACTGCGGTTCAGCGGGTTGGCTTGTACGAGTCGCTTCACGATTAGACCTGAGTGTCAGTCGACGCTTTGATTTTGAGAGTGTTTCCAGAAGCCGCGAGAGCTTGCCCTGTGCCGTTGTTCTTAATCAGGGCTTTAACGGTTCCATGTGGCGCCGCGACTTGTCTTCTGATGATCCGCTGCGCCGTGCTTACAGCCCTGATTGGAATCACACAATCAGGGCTTCTCGCTGGCTCAACAGACGCTGATCCATCCTCGTAGTTGGTCCCGTCGACTTGCCCAAGGAACCAAATCGAGAACCCGGTTTGTGCTGTCGGGGTGCCGCCCATCGAAGCGATATACAACTCGATATCGATATCCTGATAACCGTCGAGATCTGTCCCGCCGATCGCGAAGTTGAAAGCCCCGGACGAACCGCCAACGCTCGAAATTGCCAGCGAGTTGTTCGCCAGTGAATTCAACTCCGTCGAAAGCAAAGTGACAGCGTTTGTTTGCAGCAGCGTTTTTGTGATCGTGCTCACGTAGTCACCAGCTTTCCGTCAGGTCGGTCACGGAGTAGCACCCTCGAAACTTCGTCGACTGTTACCGGCCTGCCAATTAATTCTTCGGCCCGCGATCCTGGACGCTTCGTGTAGTGATTGCGAATGCTTCCAGGGAGAACTCCGTCAGCTTCGGACAACTGCAACTGACCCTGCAACACTGGATCGATCAACTGAATATCGCCAGTGAATCCACTCGCTAATGCAACGGCGTTTTGCCAACGGGCGATCTTGGCTTGATCCCCGGTTCCGATCGCGGTCTGCAGCGAGACGATCGCCATGGCCCGCAGATAGTCGGAAGGGATCGAATCACGAAGAATCAGGATTGCGGGATCGATCGCGTTTAACGCAGACGTGATTCCCGAGTCGTTCCCAACGCTTGCAAACTGCGTCAGTGTTTGATTCGCATGAATCGCATCGTAGATTGTTGTTTCTTGTTCTGGAGTCACGTTGATCTTCCCCCCGATTACGTTAGCGTGAGCAATCCCGACGCTGCTATCTGCACCGTCAACGGGTTCCCGTCTGTTGCCGTGACGTCCGCCGGGGCCGAGTCCAACAGGCAGTAGCAGAGCACGTTGCCTCCGACTTCGTAGATCACAGCGAACCGAGCGGTGATTGAGCCACCGGACGCCGTCCACACTTGATCGTCACAGTCGAGAGTCACTGTAGTGGTGCCTGTCAGTGACATCACCAGAGTCTTGCCGCCCGTGGTGTAGCCGTTCGCATTAGCTACCTCGTTCGTCAATCCCGCGTAGGTCGTACTGGCCGCGCCGATGTTAGACGTTGACAAAAACAACGCCATCTTGAATGAGTCTGAATCGAGGTCGAACGTACCGTTCAGCAGAGAGATTCGTCCTGCGTTCGTAAATGTCCAATCACCTGCCGCCATGTTGCACCTGTTTCAACGTTTCTAATTCGCGCCTATACATGTCCCGGTGATGCCGAGCGTCAATCGTTTCGTTTCTGGATCGTGTCAGTTCTTCAGCCTGATTGAGGATTAGTCGATCCTGAGCTGCGATCGTCTCGGCTTGCCCCTGGCACAGCCTATTTGCTACGTCCAAGTCTGCCTGGAGTGCAGTGCAACGGGGGCAGTGTTCCATTCAATCACCTGCGTCTGATTCGTCGGTATCGTCGCTTCCGTCTTGGCTTAGTCGCCTTGCGAGTAAGTACAACTTTTACCGATGGGTGGGGTAGTTCCTGCAAACACGAAATCCATCCACGTCGACCCATGCGGCTGTTGTCTCTCAATCGTTTGAGAGTGCGACGTTTCATTTCACCAGCCCCCAGAAGCCACGCTTGTCCTGCATGAATCGACTATCGGCCGCAAGCATCGTGTTCAGCGTACGTTCGTCAGGCAGACCAAGGAACGCCACCAGAGCCATCGTTGAGGCGAAGTCTGTCGATTCAAGGTAGAGTTTCGCTCGATCTGCAATCGTCAACGCGACTGGCTGTGCTGCCGGTTGAACCTCGATCTTTTTCCCGCACGGGGCGACAGCCTTAGCGACCTTCTTCGGTACGATCGGAATCGGCTCTGGCTCCCATTCCTTTACCGCTTCCTGAGCGACCGGCGACTCGACAACTGGGAGCGACTCAACCACTGGTTCCTCAAGTGTGATCGGAGTCGCAGTAGGGGCATCCGGTTGACTAGCGATCGTCACTTGTGACCGAACATTCTCGCTTAGTCTTCCTGTGAGATGCCCCGCGTCTCCCTGAGCTTGTCGTGCAGCAACGATAGCCCAATCCAACGCTTTGATGTCTCTCTCGAATCTACTGACGCTATCCTGCATCTCGGATCGCTGTCTCACGAGTTCTGCAACATCAACTTCCCGAAGTGCTTCTAGAATGTTCATTTTCAACCTTGGACGAAAAGGTGAGTGATGATGGATACACTGTTACTCATTACCAGTTACGCCAAAACCGTCTCGCTTCGTACGGTCCCCACCCAATAAGCAGAGACACAAAAACTAGACCAACTCCAGCGTACATGACCGGCAAGACCGCAATCCTCAACGCGATGGCCCACAGTGGCGCCATGTTGTTGTTTTTGGTGTGCGGCCAATTAATTATCTGCGTAAGATTCATTGAACTACTTCACCAACTTTGCATGCCCTGACTGAACTTGGATCTCGTTGAGGGATTTATCTTGCCCCTTGATCCACACGTACCCAAGCAGCCTATTGAGCGTCTGAGTCTGCGAAAGGTCGTAACCAGCCGGGATTGATACGGTTCCTTCGGCTCCCACCTTCGCGAGATCTATCAGGTGCTGCTTTGCCGCCAGTCCCCGCACCTTCTCTTCTGCGTCGGTCGTTCGAGACTCGGGAGCCCAACAGTTGAGTAGCCTCACGCGAATGCGGTGCTTGATTTCTAGTTCAACCGTGTCGCCGTCGATCACCCGATAGATCGTGCAGTCTGCCGTGTAGCCTGGTTGCGGCTTCGACGGGAAGACGGTCTGCGCAGCGTCTTGTGCCGGGAGCGTAACCGCGAGAACGAGAAGGAAAAGTGAGGTGTGTAGCGTGCGAAGCATGGCTTGCCTTAATTGGGAAAAACCGACCAAGGATGATTGAGGGTCAACCCCCTTGATCGGCTCACGGTCCCGTAGCGAAGTTCCAGGTCACGGCGGGATGTGCGGGCTACACTCCAGAAGGAACGGGCATCACCACATTCGGAGTTGTCGCAGTAGTGCTGGAAGTCACGGAACCGCCAACACCCAAGTCAGGATTTGTAATTGCCACTCCTGAAAGCACGTCAGCAGGGTACGGCGTGAGATTCGGCAATTGAGTGACGAGGATTCCGCTGCGAATCACGTACATGGAGTCTTCCGTCAGGATCTCACGCATCGGCGCGACGGTATCGATTCTCTCAGTGGACGTCACAAACGCTGAAGGGTTGTAAGCCCCCAACTGTGCTTCCGACAACAGGAATCCAGGCTTCTCGGCGTCGGCTCGCGACACACCGAATAGCTCCGTGGCCATGTTGATGTAGATTCGAGCCATGTACTTCCCGACCGTCTCGGCGAAGTGCACAGTGATTTCGTCTGAGCGACTGTTCTCGCTGTGCTGCATCATTTCGCCAATGCACCGCAAGACCAGTTCGCACCATCGCTTCAGCCACGCATTGCGTACCTTGAAGTAGGGCACTGGATAAACCCGGAAGACTTCAAGTGCTGGTGTTGAGTGTGTCGACTCGAACAGGACGTCGCTGTCTTTACGTGCTCGCGATTGCAGGATTGAGCCGATCCGAACGTACAACGCATGCACGCGAAGAATCGTATTCATCGACGGCGGAGTGCGAAGTCGAGCGTCGTCACCGTGCATCACAAGAGACAGGTTCTGCCCTGCTAAGTCCACCAGTTCGCGAATGGTCACGTTGTTAGTCGCGACGTCATCCGACCAGTTAGGAACGGCATATCCCATCGTTCCAAAGTCGCCCACGTTGTAATAGAGAATTGAATCTGTGTTGATTTGCGGCATGCCTTAGACCCTAAGAGTGAAGCGATTCTGGCCCGTGGCCGTTCGCTTGGAGATGCTGATTAATAAGGCTTTTCACAACCTCAAGAGTTGCGATTGCCCCAGGATATTTACGACCAGTTTCCGCAAGAGCGTAATCAACTGACTCGCGACGATAATCAACTGGTACTTCAACGAAATTGGTAGACTGTAGCGGGAGCCTAATTGGCTGCGGTGCTGAAACTGGAGTCGTGACTGGACTTGCAATCGGTGGCAGCGTGTTAATCACTTCCTTCACCTGTTGACTCACAGGACTTGGCGCCGCAGTCGAAGGACCACCCAAGCCCTGACGCAGTTGCTTCAGTGTTCGAGCGGCCTTGAATCCCCTCCAGCCAAGTAATGCCAATCCACCAATCCCACCAGTCCCGGCGACAAGCCCGACGCCCGCAAGGACCGACCACAGATCTAGACCAAAACGGGCTGCGGTAACGACCTTGCTCCCCACTGAAGATTGAGCTGATTCAGGATCACTCGAAGCGGCTCCGGCGCCCCCACCCTGTGGCTTATCTCCTGCGAGTTGAACCGGCTCCTTCGGTGTTGCCGGCGGAATTCGCGGAATTGCAGGCGTGTCCTCAACCTTGACCGGATCTGGCTTTGCTCGGTGCTCTGGAGCTGGCACAACAGGAGCTCGGTCGACTGGCTCGGGCGGTGGATGTGGGACGACTGGACCGGGGTTGTAGACCGGTGCTCGATTGAACGGTGGAGCGTCTGCGATCGGCTCACGCACTGGCACTTCTGGCCGAGAAGGCTGCACGGGCAATCCTGGCTGCACCGGCAGTTGTTTAGATTCTCGGCTTTCACTGACGGAACCAATAGCAGGCAGATTGAGAAAAGCCCGAATAGCAGCGGCACTAGGCCCAAAACCAATTTTCGTTTCACTGTTGTACCCTTCGCATAAACCAATAATCTCGCCGCGTTGATCGCAAACCGGACCACCCGATTCACCCTGCTCAAACGGCGAAGTGACTGTAAAACACTGCGGCCCCGTCGATCTCAGCGAGAGCGATCTGACACTGAACTGGCCCTGGCGGCTTTGAGAGAATCCGGAAATCGTGACAGACTCACCGGCCTGAGCGATGCGATTTGCGATCGGAAGAACGGGTATCTTCTCGCCACTGGTTTCAACGAACGACAACAGCATCAGGAATCGAGCACCGTCACACTGTTCGATTTTCGCTTGGTGTAATCCAGAGCGAGTAGCAACCGACATCCCGTAGTTCAATCTTGGATCGAATCGATGTCGCTCTTGAACTCCCGCATTGTGAGCGACCGTAAGCACGTAGTATTTGCGGCAACCCGCTTGTGTAGGTTCCCAGCCGATCGCTACACCGGACCCGATTCCCACCTTGCATCGACCGAGGTTGCAACCGATTCTCTGCTGCACTTGAACGACCTGAGCCTGCGCGACGGCAGGAATCAAGGCAATCGCAAGTATCAGCAAGGTCCGCATGACATCACTCAGTGAACGGATAGCAAAACCAGTGAGCAACACACGTAAATCGGGGCGATCACCACGAACGCTATTACCGCATCACGAAAGAACCGACGCACCAACATCCCTGATATCCCCCGTCAAAATCAATTCCTTGCACAGCGCGTGAAACTCGTAATGGTCGTCCATCCATTGATGGTCAGCCTTTAGCCAGCGTGTATTTATCTTGGTAGCGACCTCGTCGACCGCCTTAATCACATGCCCTGTCGGCCACGACTGGTTTTGCCTTAACGATGTAACGCGATCAACGTTGTCGGGAATCCAAATTGGGAATGCGTCCGGGCAGTATTTAACGACGCGAACACGCCACTGACCGATCCAGTGCCAGTGCTTATACACACCGTCACACGATAGGATGTGCTTCACACGAATCGTTCGGCGCCGCAGTTCGTAGGACAGTCTCTGGCTCGCCGCTACGCCCCAGCTGTAAGCGATGATGACGACTTCCGGCGGCTCATTCTCCGGGGATAATCGCCGAATTCGTTCAGCCAAATCGACAACGTCTGAGTTGTATCTAAGGATCTCAACGCGAGTGCTGGGATCGCCCGACGTTGCAACGTGGGCGTTATACCATGCGCGCACAATGCCGTTCATAGTCCCTGTTTGCTGCAGGAACCCTTGCACGACAATTACCCAGCGTTTGATTTCCATAATGAGACGCAGTCAGTTCGCTACTTGTCGCTGTGGAAGTACCACGGAACGTGTAGTCCCAGTGAAGTTGCCGAAAGCCCGGTCAGAATCACGATCGCGGTGACGAAGAAGTCTCGCCAACATTCCAGTTTCTTCAGGCGGGTGAAAACGCCATCGCGACCATCCTTGCCGCTCATGATCGCCTTGAGTTCTCGCAACTCTTCCCGAATTTCCAGGATGAGCCTGTGGTCGTCTTCGCTTCGGTTGGCTGGCGGCATTGGTATCGCTCCTCTCTGATCTCAAGAAATGGGGTCAGCGGTTGCGCCCGCCTTTTGCAACGCTCTGACGTTACAGGCTGAACAGGTCGTTGGCAAAATCACAGTCACGAGCACGCACCTTCGGCTCTGGCCGTTCGTCTGGCACGAATCTGGAGTAGCCTTCCATCGCACCATCTGGCCCCGAGAGAGAGCGAATCACGGAACCTTGAAGCACGTCGACCCATTCCGGAAGCTCCATCCCGTCACGAGCGATCCAGCCGCGGATCGTCTCTGACGTCAGCCTGTTACCGGCGAGAGACTTGGTGACGAAGGGCTTCCAGACGACGAGCTTCAATTCGTGGAGGCAAACGTACCAGGCTTCGGGGTTGAAGAGAGCCCCCCGAGCTGACCGCATCACTTCATGACGCATCTTGTTCGCGCGTCTCACACCTCGACGAGATGCACGCGCCCGCCGCTCTGCGGCCTTGGGATTACTCGCGAACAAAAGAGCGAATCGATTCTCACGACAAAGCACGAGATTGTCTGGCGAGTCGTTCAGGCTGTCGCCGTCGCGGTGAAAAACCTGATACCCCGCTGGAATCGGCCCGACGTTCGTTTCCCACCAATGACGAGAGAACGGTCGCCATCGCCGACGATACGGCCCGTGATACGAAACTTTAACGAATTTCTGTCTCAAAACTGCGCACCGAATGACAATTGAATCCAGCAACGTTCCATCTGCTTGTTCGAGCCACACGGTCTCGTGTTTCTGACTTACCTTCCGGGTGAGAATAGAGATTGTCCCGAGCGGCGATTCGTTCATGCGGCCCTAGCATAGAAGCGAGAACAAGAGTGAGTGTAGTTCGGTGCGGGCAGTCTGAACAAAAAACGGAACGCAGATCAAACTGCGCCCCGTGCGCGACACACTTTCGGATTGTAGAAGGGATGTATCAGGCCGTGGCGGGGTTGTTGTTCAACCACTCTGTTCCAAGCTCAGTCCGCCGGAACGTTGCCGTCAATTGAGTAACCCCCTTCTGAAAGTCCTGGCGAGCGACGGCCATGCTGGTGGACATGAGATTTAAAAACACCAACTTCATAGCCATCTCGATCTTTCGTTTTTCAACAAACTCGAACTTGTCCGATTTGAGAGACGCAAGTAACTTTCTCTGTGCCACAGTCAGCTTGATTGGCTTTGTCGCTTGCTTCGTCGTCATACCTTCCCCTTCGAATAACAGTAATAAAATCACCAACACAGGCACCAAGAAGCGGTGGGATAGCCTGTCTCCGTCCTTCGACTTCGACGTAGAGAGCAGGCTTGCCGCCGAATAGCGGAATTGTCTGCTTAACTTCGTACACTTGGCACCGCTTCGCGGTCGGCTTCGCCTTCCGCGTCCATACCCACTACGTTCCTGTTCGACGGCTGCGACAGCAACAGCAGGCAGTAGCCTCCAAGATCGCGAATCGAATCGGTCAGAGAATCTCCAGCGACTTCCGGTGGTCGCTTAAGCAGGCTGCGAATCCGATTGATCTTGTCGGACATTCTCACGCGAATCGCCGTCCCGGCATCACACTCCGGCGCCAGAACTGGCACTTCAAAGACCGACGATCCGTAGTCCGCGTTCTTGGCCAGAATTGTTTCGATCCAATTTAAGCCAACCTCAGCGATTCTCTTCTGATCCTGACCACGACTTCCAGACAATGCTTCTTGCAGTTTTCCAGTCATACATGCTCCATTTGGGTGTGGACTCCGCACGATCCACGACACTTGCAATTCTTGTGAATTCTTAGGCAGAAGACGCAGTAACCATCCTCGAAGTCTTGTTGTAAAAACTTCCACAAATCCCATCTTGCTTGCATTTCCAGCCACTCCATCGCGCTGATTCCAGTTCCTTTCTCCAGCCCAACGGCCCACCGTGGTGTAATCCGCCGGTTCTCAAGAACGATCTGAGTTACAGCCCATGGCGGCACCTCGCACAGTTCCGCAAATTCTTTGTATGTCATCACTCGGGACTGAACGTTTGCGTCCACCACTTCACCTGGAACAACGGGCTTTTCGAATCTAGACATCGTTTACCTCACGATTACGAATCAATGTTGTCTGGGCGAAACAGTTCAATCAACACGCCAGGCTCGCCCCATCGTTTCGACGGCCACGAATCGATCAGCCTCGCATCATCGACGTACACAACACCCGTCATCGCGTCCTCGATCGCTCGCATATACTTCGAGCAATCTGGTTTTGTAGATGGGTATCGCGGTGCTGACGGCAACAGCCCTCGTTTCCCAAAGTGCCCCTTGGGGCGTGCTCGATAGATCGTGACACGCATCGACAGTGGCTCGTCGAAGGGGACTGGATTCGAGTTAGCGTCGACGTATCCAGCCAGCGACATCGCTACACGAGCGGCGCTTTTGACGACAGTCATCCACGGACCTGACTTTTTGTTGTCATCAATCAGCAGCCCCCGACGTTGGCCAGGAACCGTGATCGCTTTTTTAGAGCCGCGAGGCTGAGCTACCCCAGCCACGCGGAAAGAGAGAATTTTCGTTGCCTTCATGGCAGTGGTTGTGCCTTATTCGTCGTTGTCGGGGAAGTCGTCGTCTAGATCGCTGCTGTGTTCGTCAGTGGCGTCGGCGATTCGCAGCGCGACCGGTTCATCAGGCACCGGGAACTTCCGCCTGACAATCTCCTGAGCGTCCTGCAACTTCGTGATCGTTTCAGGACCGAAGCCCTCGATTTCCTTGACCCACCATTGGCCCTTTTCCTGCTGGAACTTCTCCAGATCACCGATCGTGTCGCCGACTTTTCCCTTGAGTTTGTCGACCTGCTTTTCGGAGAGACCTTTGTCTTCCGGAGTCCCGGGAATGAACTCCTGCAAATCCCCCTTGATCAGATAGTCCAGCGAGATAAACGCCCCCTCGTCTCGCAGCGGTGGCTGACCCTGTGCGTCGACAGTGTCCTCGGGGAACGGGAACGATCGCTGAGCATGCAGCTTTCCGTTACGAGCATCCTCAAGCTTTGCAGACAGCTGCTCGAGCTCTGCCACGATTCCGTCGAATTGTTTCTTCGAAGCGGACGCCATCTCCTTTCGCCGGTCCCACTCTCGCCGCACTTCCCGTTGTTCGTTCAGCGTGTCTTCGATCCTGGCTTGCAAATCTTCGATCACTGCTCGCTGCTGCTGTGCCTGCTCAAGCTTCTCGTTGGGCTTGATGATCTTTCCTGGCGTGTCCGGCTTGATCACATTGTTGGCCAGAGCGTCATCCCAAGCCTTGGCCAGCGCGGTATCGATCGGGTAGGGGTTGTGCTCGCTCGTCTGATCGATGTCCTCGGCAGCTTTTTTTCCCTGCTCGCTCGCTGTGATAATCTGCTGCGGAGTGACTTGTTCGAAACCCTTGAGGAATTCCGGAACTGGCGTCCGTTCGCGGGAGTCGATCGCTTCTCCCTTTGCGGCAGTCCATCGGTCGAGCTCCCACTGATCCAGACAAGCCAGCACGTCGTCCTGCTCGTCGGTCCAGCCTCGAATCGTGTCGTCAGGAACTACGAACCCAAACGCTGCGAGGCGCCTTTGCAGGTCATACTCCGAGTAGATCAGTTCGATTGCCTTTGGTTTTGCTCTCTTCGTGCCTTGCATCTTGCATCCTTCTTCGTGAAATGAATGGCCCTTCGGCCGTCGTTTGGATTGCTACTCGAACAAACCGACTTTCTTCCTGCCTGGAACCGGAAGCGGCTCCACCTTCTTTTTCCCTGCTACATCCCCATGAATCGCCCGACTCCATGCCTGCATTTCAGCAACTGTTCCTTGGCAGTCGTGAGCCCATTTGATTGCATCGAAAGGGGCAGGAAGCCGGGCTGCAGCTTCGAAATGATCGTCAGTCAGGCGAAATAGATTCGTCTCGGGAACGTAGTCGCGACCGTCGATTGTCACTCTCATTGCTGTTCCTATTTGTGAACAACTGACCGAAAATCCTGCCATTCACAGCGGCAAGTCAACGCCGAGTCAGCTAGTCGGGAAACCACCTGTGATCCCATTCGCTCACATGCCTCGTTGCGATCCTGAACATTCAGCGTTACCCAAGTAGGTCGCATCGCTCGATACCGGGAGTCAACGATTCGAAATAGCATCGAGGCTTGAAAATCCGTCAATGCTCCCCGTGGTGGCAACGGGTCGGATAGAACCAAAACGGACGGTACCACCCACTGACTGACGAGCTTTTTTTCACTGGTCTCCCCGCTAATGGCATCCCTAAACGCCGCGTAGAGATCAACTCCATTTGCCCACTCAACCTTCATCCCATGAGCCAGAACGCCTTCCCGCATCAACGCGGAGACAAGAAAGTCCTTGCCTGTTCCAGGAGGCCCCAGCAAGAGAACACCGCACCCACCTTGAACACGCTCTGGCAGTTGTCGCATGTATTCGGCAACACGAGAGATCACCGCACGTTGCCGATCCTGCTGTGATTGATCGCCGTGATATTTCCAACGAGCCAAAACGCAGTTTGAGTAGCGATCACCGACTTTGCTGCACAGGCTTTGCCATCGTGCTATTCGTTCGCATCGCTCTTTTGACTCAGCATCCTTAGCGATCTGCTCGGGATCTCGACGGCACCTAGAGAGCATTGACCGAGCCGCCTTAGAACTCATCGACACTACGCTCTGCGGCTCCTGCTGCGTCGTATCGTTGTCCAGCCCCAGTTTGCGACGTATTTCTTCCTGTGCCTTTGCCAGTTCGTTGTCCATTGCCATTGCCTTTCGCAAAATCCGGAATCACGTACTTACCGCCGACGATCTGCTGAACCTTGTCTTTCTCAAGAAACGTGATCAGCGACAACTTCGAGGGCCAGTTGATCGGAAACATGGCCATTGCAGATTTCCAATCCCAATCATTCTCACGAAATCGGTCCATGAGTTGACGGAGGGCGTAGTCGCTCAAACAGGTCTCGCTGTGCTTAGCGACACCTGGAAGCCGATTCCATTTTTTCAGGAACTCCCACTGCCACGTGGTGGGATCAACTTCAAACAGCAGTGTTGTTTTCCCGTCATCACAAACCAGGGTCCGGATAGACTCATTGCAGCCTTCAAAAGTGAAAGTAGCCGCAATAGTTGTTTCTTCTTTAGAAGGAACAACTGAAGTAGAAGATGAAGATGAAGTAGAAGGGGTTGGGTTTGGGTTGGACCCACCCTTGGGATGACCCTTGGCACCACCCTTGGAACCACCCTTAAGGGTCGGGTTCCCCCCCTTCTTCCCAGCTTCTCTACATAACGCTCGTTTGTGTTCGTCTCGTACCATACGCCTGGAATAGATCACCCCTGTAGTTGAGCGGGAGAGTACGCCCGAGTTTTCAAGCTCCTCCAGCCATCCGTCTACCTCTTCCTTGGAAATGTTTCCCGACGCGCGGCAAAGCATTTCTGTGGTGTAAGGTTTACCTGATGGAGTCTGGAGGTGGCCCCTCGGGACGCACTCCCACATCAAACAGAGCATGTCCATCCACAGTCCGCGTGCACCAGAAGTTACACTCCTGAGCGCTGGGTCTCTCAGCCAATCCGCCCAGTACCACTGCGCGGCTGGATTCTTACCCTTTGCTGTTTTTCCTTCGGCCATCGTGCCGTCTCTCGCTTCGTGCGAATGTAGAGTTACCTTATTCGTGAAATACGATTTTGGCTTTTGACGTCGAGAACTGGCCAATAACTCCCCAGTCGACTGTTTGCCTAACCCCTCGGCGAAACAGTGACATCATTTCTCTTCCGTTCAGCTCCTTGAACATCGCATCCTCGCTGCTCCACAATCGCAGAACAGTGTGAGGGCATGTGATGCTCATCAGTTGGCCACACGGCCCGGACGGACCTTGGTCTGTATAAAGAATCCACGCCATGCCATCGGTGATGACGATTTCCTTTTCGCCAAGCGGTTCTGACAGGTCCACTTCAACCATTTGCGACCCTTTCCTTTGGATGGATTTTCCCCGCCGTTTACAAAACCAACTGGCTTGTGGTAGGCTGAGAGCAGCCAAAGCTAGAAGGTCAACTTATCCTTGATCTCGCTGAGGTCAGGCTCCGCGTGGTGTTGACGCACTGCGAGGAGCCGTTTCTTTTACTTGATCAAAACAGTGACTGTGTTACCGGAATTCTTGGGAATTCTCAGGGATTTGTGAGAGTTTCAGGTGCCGGGACTGAGTACAAATCCTTGTAGTCATTAAACCAAGTTTCGATGATTGGATGCGGTGGCATGTGTCGGCAAATGCACTCGATCGCCTGGCCGATGATGTATCGATCCATCAGCGATTGCGAAGACCTGATTGTGTCTCCTCGCATCCCAACGCAATCGCCTCGTCTCCATGCTGTTTGAAGAACGTCAGCTATCGCCCTCATGTCGAAAACGACTCCGATTCGATCGGCCGCCACAGACAACCGGCTCAGCAGCGACATCAGCTCGAACGGCTTTTTGATCATACTCGGGATCTCAGACACGATTCTGTCGACTTCAGCTTGACGCCGCGCGATGTCTTCAGCGTCTTTCCTCTTCTGTTCTGCATACTCGGGAGTTGCTTCGTATTCGGCTTGGCGCCGTGCACACTCGCTCTCCCAATAGGACAGCAGGTCGTTAGCCTTAGAATCAGGTGTTGACTTGATTGGAATGCCGTTGAATTCTGTTGTGAGATTCAACTGATTTAACGACGACCATTCGGCCATTGCAGTGCATACCTGCCCGACATGCGTTCCAAGACCTGCTGCCAGCGTGAATTCGCCATCCTTAAGATATACAGCTCCGACGTTAGTTCTTCCGACTCGCGTTTCATTCTTCATGTTTGCTCTCGTTTCTTCTGAATTCTCACCGCTTGTACAAAACCAACTTGGTCGCGTTCGCCAGTCGGCAAGGGTGCTTCGGAAAACCCGCTTTTGTGTGGCCCGGACACAGCGGATTCAAACCCGCTTCGTCAGCCAGTTGCTTCACCGCTTCGATGCGTGGCCCTGTTAGATTGTGCAAAGTCGTGCCCCAGCAGAAAACGACCGCAGAGGCATCGGAAAACGTCTGCTTGATCCACAGGTCGTTATCCGGCCCAACAGGATCAGCTGCAGCCTTTAAGGCTCCCGGAAGCGTCGAGACTAGCCCGAACAGGTTCAGCATCACGTAAGATCCGAACCCGTCGCGTCTGGCCCACTTGACACACTTGGTCGTTGTGTTGTCCAGCTTCGTTTCGTCTGCCGTGCTCGG